CTCCAGCAATACGAACACCAAGACCAGCTGGAGCTTTAAATACTCCACGAGACTTATCTGTTGCAGCATACTTTCCAACTATTGCTCCACCTGGGTTTGCAGCTGCAATAACTGTTCCTGGTGACGAATTTGTTGGGTCGTTAATTGTAATTGGTGGGTAGTAAACAGCTCCATAAGAAGTTGCTGTATATGCAGCAGCCAATGTAAGTTGTGCAGCAACTGTATCATTTATTGGGTCAACAACTACAAAGACATCTGTTCGCGCTGCTGCGTATGCAAGGAGAACGTTAACTGCAGCAGATGCAGTAACACCAGGAGCGTTAAGAATTAATGAATTAAGAACGCTATCAAATCCTGTTACACCAGCTGCAACTTCTGCGGCAGATGGAGTTGCGCCATCAGCTCCTGAAGCAAGTGATTGATTTGTAACAGTAGATGGGTTACGTGTAACTCCAGTAGCTGTTGAACCAGAATCGGTTGCAATAAGGTAAGAAGATTGTGAATTAATAATGTTAATTGCATAACGAGAATTTGTTGATGTCATGCTTAGGTTAGGGAATGTCTCAACTTTATCGCCAGCTGATGTTCCACCAGAGTAAACAATAAGGTCAAAGAAACCAGTTGCTCCAGGTGAATCCTGAACAGTAACGTTTATACCATTTCCCCAGACTCCTGGGTTAGCAGCTGTAAGAACCAAGGTATTAGCTGGACTTACGGCGCGGTCTTGAAGTGTGCGAGTAGCTGAAGCATATGTAGCTTTAACTACACGTTGGACATATGCAGAGCTTCCACCATTAGCAAAGTATAGAAATACAGCGAGAGCAAGAGTGTTATCTGAGCCCCAGCTTCCATACTTATTAACATACTCGCTCCATGAAGTTACGAGTGTTGGTGTCAACGGTCCACGTGCATTTGCACCTAGAAACGCTGCCACAGATGTTGAGTTAGCTCCAACAATTGGTGCTATTGGGGTTAGGGATTCCTCAACGTATACCCCTGGGCGTAGATATGATGCCATTATTAGTCTCCTTGAGTTAGGGTTGCGACAGGTGTTAGGCCAGTTGGAATTGCAGTTTTAATCCGATTGATTTCAACAGTTTGTGTTATGGATAGGGCATTGTCAGCATTAGATGGTGTCATCTCACTAACAACTCTTACGGTGAACGTGTTTCTAAATAAACGACGTCCTTCCTCAATCATGTCTCTTTTTATGAAACCGTCAAGGAACATATGGCGATAGGCTGTTTCTGTATTAAGCTCATTACGAACCTCTAGGGTTCCATACTGGCTAGGAAACTTTTCTTGCAATTGAAAAAGTATTGACCTGTCGTGGCGTGGGTGTCTTGCATATGAGGTAACTTGATAGGTCAAATCATATGGAAGTGGGATTGAGTATCTATATACTACATCAGCTGCAGGTGTCACAGTTCCGCGGTTATCTGAGTCATACATCATTCCATTTGATTGACGTTCTTTAGCCGCTCTAATATCTATTAACTCTATAGTTATATATGGATATGTTTGGGCGCGAATTTCAACATCTGGAAATCCAAACCATACTTGAACTGGTCTAGAGGCGTTTTTTTCATCAGAGACTATAAGACCAGCTAGGTAATTTTTAAGGGCGGCATCTTCAGCTAATATGAAGGTCAATTAAACGCCCCCAAATCAACTGCAACGCCTTCAAAAGCGCTACTAAAAATATCGCCTATGTTGTCTTCGTATCTAGCCATAAAGGGGCGGATAACGGCATTAGGAGCAGAGTTAGGTGTTCCATATTCAAGGTCTTCAATTTTTCCTGAAAGTTCTTCTGGGTAATCAAGATATAACGCGCCTTCAAAAAACTCTATGGTTATCTGTAACACAATGCCTGCAGGCCAACCAGCATTAAGAGCTAGTTCTCTAAATTCTGGGGTTAGTCTTTCTGCGGCATCACTCAGAGCTTTTTCTTCAATTTCTTTAATAGTCATCGGCGCAATAACCGCCAGAGCGCTGCTACGAGAATACCAGTTGCCAGTGAGTGCTTATTAGGGGCAGCATCAAATGCGCCTTTAGCAAACTCTTTTTCAGAGGGCTTATCTATTTCAGCCATGGCAAACTCCAAGGTATTTCGCAAGGGTAAATCTTGAACCCCGCACAGGGTTCCCCTAAAGTATAAAGGGCCCCCTATCTCTAGGAGGCCCTAACTATTAATTACTTTTACTTCTTCTTAATCTTCTTGGCTAGAGCCTTGTCCATCTTCATATCAGCCTTAGCTGATGGCTTCTTCTTATCCATTTTTTCATCTTCTTTTTTGAACTTGCTCTTTTGAGCAGGGGTCATACCCTTCATAACTTTAGCGTCTTGCTTCTTATCAGCTTTTCTACAGTTTCCCTTACAGGTTGGCTTTCCACATAATTTACACATTACATACCCTTCTTTCTATTCATAGATGATTTTTTACTTTTTATTGGTGCACTTTTTTTAACCGCAAATTTCTTATTTGCTGCTTGCAAAGTCTTCATTCCGTGCTTATCTTTTGGCCTCATGCAGCCACAGGTCGCGCACATTATTTTTTCTTCTTTGCACGAAGGGCAGCAAAGTCAGAGCCTTCTAGCTTGCCATCTTTGTCTACATCAAGTTTCTTCTGCTTTGGAGACATCTTCTTAGGAGCTGCTTTCTTTGCTTTTGGGCCTTTGCCAAAACCTGGCTCACCTTTTTTCTTTCCACATCCACATGTTACGCACATATTATTTGCCTTTCGGTTTGGTAGTCTTCTTTACTTTCTTAGGCAATTTTTTGCCTTTAGGTGTCTTATCTTCCCACTCTTTTGCCATCTCTGGGTGTTGGGAATACATAAACTTTCTCTGGGATTGAGACTTAAAAGGCATATTAGCTCGCGTAGGTTAGGAACTGAGGGTCGTTCTGCATCTCTTCAGGAGATAGCTGAATACAGTCAACGACTAATAGGGTAAAGCGTTCAGCAATAACTCCGCGCTCTTGGACTCCAAATGGACGGTATACCTGATTCTTCCAGACAATACGACCACGGTTTTTAAGGTCAACATTCTGTAAAATATTTGGGTCTATAGCCTCTACATCTCTTAAGTTAAGAGTCAGGTGCAAAGTATCAGTATTATAAAAACCGCGCTCAGACTGAGGAACCTGTCCTTGTTTAATAATAGAACGAACTACAGGAAGGGCAAAAGGACCTGTCCAAGCTCTACCATAGTCAGCACCAGCAGTATCATAGATAGGGTCTACAGTTGTTTGTGTTGAGTCATACCTCCACCATTGGCAGATAGTTCCAACAGGATTCTTTAAATCCCAGTCAATTCCGTCTTGAATAGCATCAGTCTCAAAATCGGCAGTGAACCTACCACCAGGGGTATGGGCTCTACTCATGGTATGTATTCTCCCTTATCTTTATTAATAAAAAGTATTAAGGGGCAACTTTTACCCAAGATAGAGTGCTGTCATTCCATGTATAAAACTTATCATCTGTTGGGTAAGGAGTAGGTGCCTGCCAGCGGCAAGTCTCTTCATCTAAAGTCCAAGAAGGAAATGGTTTAGGCGCATAAAAAGCATCTAATGTTTCATCGTAGGTATAACCAATACCTGCATAATTTTTTCTAAAACCGTTTGTTGCAGCATTGTAAGAAGTGCGCTTGCAGACTTGTCCTCGAAAGTTTCCATACCAAGTTTCTGTATCTAAACCTTCAATTAACTCTGTTTCGTCAACACCTTTAATTACTTCTGTAACTATGCCATTTGTAATAAATGCGTAATGTGCCATTATGCCCAACTCACATTTCCTGTGCCACCAGTAATTGTTGTAACTTTAAACCCACCAGCAGGTGCTGCAGTTGAACCACTTAAACCTGCACCAATTGTAATTGTTCTACTATCTGGATACTTAATAACTACAACACCTGAACCACCACTGCCCCCTGGCTGACCAAGAAAAGAACCAGAATATGATTGACCGCCACCACCACCACCACCACCTAATCCATCAGAACCATTACCAGTAGTTAATCCTGCACCGCCGCCACCACCATTACCACCGTTACCTGCTCCTGCTGCCCCTGCTACTGCCCCACCTGTAATTCCTGCTCCACCGCCGCCACCACCAGCATAAGTTACGGATGAACCAGTTATAGAAGATGGAGACCCCGCCCCGCCAGCACCTGAGTTAGAGCCTGAACCAGCAACGCCTACTGCACCCGCGCCACCACCGCCACCAGCACAACCATCAGTGTTTGCTGGACTTGCATTGCTTCCACCATTATTACCTTGTCCTGCTGTTCCAGTTCCAAATCTTTTAGCGGTTGAGGCATTTAAGCCACCACCACCACCAGAACCACCGTTAGTTGCTATGCCATCACTAGATTGCCCACCGCCACCACCAGTAGAAGTAATAGTGCTAAAAATTGAGTCAGAACCATTTGTTCCTGCGGCCCCGTCATTAGTATCTCCAGCGCCACCGCCACCAACAGTTACAGGAATGTTTGTTGAAAGGGGCACAGAAAACCCTGTATCAGTTCTAAATCCACCGCCACCGCCACCGCCAGCACGGCGATAACCGCCTCCACCGCCACCAGCAACAACAAGATACTCAACACTAATTACAGGTGCGGGAGTAACAGCACTACTTGCACTAGATGCAGATGATGTCCCATTAGCATTAGTTGCAGTTATAGTAAATGTGTAAGCAGTATTAGAGGCAAAGCTACCAGTTACTGTTAACGGGCTTGTTGTTCCACTAGTTGATAGGGCAATTGATGGAGAAGAGGTAGTTGTATAAGATGTAACAGATGAGCCACCAGTAGCGCCCGTAAATGGTATTGATACTGTAGTTGTATTAGTAACAGTAGGTGTGCCAATAGTAGGAGCTTGTGGAACAGTTGTTGCTGTAATAGAAGAAGATGCCGCAGATGCAGCAGATGCTCCAGCTGAATTATTTGCCTTTACAGTAAATGTATATGCTGTTGCTGATTGTAGACCTGTTACTGTTAATGGAGAAGAGGCTCCAGAGGCGGTAAAATCTCCAGGTGAAGAGGTAGCAGTATAAGAAGTTGGCGCCCAATAACTAGTATCTCCAGTAAAAGAGACAGTAGCAGAGCCATCATTATAAGCACGTGAAGTGCCTACATTTGTCGCTGATATAGAGGTAGGTGGATTAGCAACATCGGAAATTTTGCCTGTTGTGCCATCTACTGACTCATTATTGGCGTTACGAATACTCATTTAACTTCTTCCCACTTTAATTTAGACTCATTCCAAGAATACATTTTATCATCTGTCGGCATGTCTACTGGTGCTTTCCAAAAAGAGCCATTTTGAACCCAAGATGGGTAGGGTTTAGGTTCAACAAAAATATCATTTACAGAATCGTAATAGTCACCAAGTCCCGCATATTTACCACGAATAGAAGCGCTAACAGATGTGCGAACGCATTTTTTTTCACGAAAATTTTCATAATACTTTTCCCAATCAGAAACTCCGTCTACAACTTCGTCTTCGTTACGCCCAGAAATAACTTCAATAACAATGTTGTTTTCGTTTAAAAATGCATAATGTGCCATTACCAAGTCACCTGCCCTGTTCCAGCAGTGAATGAATAAATTCTAAAACCTGGGCGTGAAGAGGTATCTAGTGTGTAAGTTAATCCCGCATTAATTGATGAAAATGCAGGGTTTGAAGTAGAAGTAACGAGGTAAACTGCGCCAGCTTTACCAGCAGTTCCTCCAGGACTTAGAGCAGTCCCAGCACCGCCACCGCCACCACCAATTGTTGCTGAAGCATCACCATCAAGGGTTGCTCCAGGATTTTGACCATTACCACCGCCACCACCGCCGCCTTGAGCTCGTGTAACAGAAGTTCCTGTAATAGAGGATGCTAATCCCGCACCACCAGTTGCACCACCAGCAGACCCACCAGGGTTATTTCCTACGCCACCTGCGCCTCCGCCACCTGCGCCACCACCACCACCAAAGTAAGTATTTACGTCCCCTTTACCACCATTGTTACCTTGACCAGAAGTTGCAGTTCCTCCGTTACCAGTTCCACCAGAACCAGCACCTGAACCACCACCTGAACCACCATTGCTACCAGCGGCAGAAACACCACCAGGGGCTGCGCCTGCACTTCCTCTACCGCCACCATCAGATGTTATAGTTGAAAACACAGATGGAGAACCATCTGAATTTTTAGCCCCACCTCCACCAACAGTAACTGTAAATGATTGGCCTACTGCTATAGCAGTTAAAGTTGCTGTTCTATAGCCGCCTGCGCCTCCGCCACCTGCGCCGCTATACCCACCACCAGTTCCGCTGTTTCCACCACCGCCACCTGCAACTACTAGGTATTCAATAGGAAGTGGGAACGAAGTTGTTAAGGAGTTAGATGCGTTAGATGCAATAGAGGTTCCATTAGCATTTGTAGCAGTAACTGTATAGGTGTAAGAGCCAG